TCCTCGTTGTAGATGCAGGAAGCGAGGGCAGCGATCTTGTCGTTCTTGACCCAGGACCCCGCAAAGTTCTCCTTGGACTCGTTTAGTTCGTGGCGAATAAGCTCTTGAGCGCAAACCATCTCGAATACGGTGCGTTGTGTATCGAGAGGAACTTCAATAACACTTTCTTTTACGACCTCATCCCAACCACGACGGGGAGTGTTGAAGGCGCGTCCTAGGGCATTGGACAGCTTGAGAGAGTTTACAACGTCCTCATAAGAAAGAAGAGTATCCTTTTTTTCATTAAGATACTCCGTAACCTTGTCTTTGACCTCTTGTAATTTGGCATACTCCGCGCTCTCAAGAATATTCTGGGTATCACCAAATGTGGAGTTACGACGCTCAAGTTTTGCGCGAACTTCGTTTACCTGACTGCGGCTTTGGAAAGCGCCAAGCAGGGTGTCGAAGCTGGACTCGGCATCGCGATATTCGTCCTCGCGAAGGTTGCTGATAAACGAGCGAACGCTCTCATTCACTCGGGTATCGACGCTTTCGTCCGAGTAGAGCACTGCCGCATCGTTGACCGACATGTCCTGTAATGAAATGTTGCCGCGCTCGTCAAAGGCGGCAACACAATCTACCATCAGGTTGTTTTCAGTCAGGAAGGAGACTTTAGAGGTCCGTGCGTCGTAGTTAAAGAGAACCATGTTCTCACGAACGACACGGCTTAAATAATTCATTGCCATGTTGATTTTGGCAATAGATTGATCGCGTGTGGAGAAAGTGTTTGTAACCATAATATACAAAAGCCCTAGGTATCCTTATGTAGGAGACCTATTCTGCATTTTTTAAAAAAATATGGTTTTTTTACTTAGGCTCTTTGGGAGGTTCGTCAGCTTCCTCGTCCCCCGCCTCTTCTTCTCCTTTAGGGGGAGGGGGAGGCGCTCCAGCGGGACCTGACGGGACGGGGGGACCGCCAGCCCCAGGAGCACCTCCCATTTGATTTTGCGCTTGCTCTTCGGTTTGCTTCTTGACGCGGTCTTTCATTTCCTGAACCTGAGCGTCAGTCATGTTGAAGTATTCTTTGTATAGATACTCGTCATCGAAAAGCTGAAGACCTTTTACAGCCTGAACAATTCGAACCTTTTGCTCGTCAACCTCAAGACGCCGCTTCTCGAACATATCAGAAGGCGAAGTAAGTTTGATATCAACTGATTCGATCAGGCTTTTCGGCATACCGACAAGCGTAAGATGGCGCTTGAGCAGAACGTTGAGACCAAGCTCTACATCACGCTGCAACCGCTGAACAGCCTTGGCAAACTTAACGTCAAGCTGAGATAGGTTTGCTTTACGTTCAGGGGACTTGTCCTTCTCTACGATGAAGTCCTTCGGAATCTTCAAAGCAGCGAGAAGCTTGTCGCGGAAGTACTTAACGTCGTCGGTTTCGCCCAGGTTCTGAGCACCAGGAAGAACGTCAATTTTGGTTCCCTGACCGTTACGAATCGGAATAAAGAAGTCCTCTTCTACGGTTAGCGGATTGTACTGGTAGTCGATACTGTTTGTACCTGCATTCCACATCGGCTGCTTCTTGAACTTGGCTTTGATTCGCTCTACGAAAGCCTCGACCTTGGACTGAGGGAGGTTACCTGTTTCGAGGTAAAAAGCACGCCGTTCAGGTGCGCGTTGAATCCGATAAATAAGCATCGCATCTTCCATCATCATAAGAGACTTGAAGATGCGAACAGCGTATGCGAGGACGCCTTTTCCGTAGGGATAATAATCCGAATCAGAGGTCATTCGACGGAAGTGAACAATCTGATCTTTGTTTAGTTTGATGATGTTCTTTTTCTTCTTGTCGGGAATGAACGTCTGAGAGGCGTCGGTCGCGGATCGACGACTAGGAATCTCTTGCAGGAACTCTTTCAGGTAACCGTATTTATCCTCTACACGGAAGATGTAGTTAGGATTGAGAACCTTGAGCCTCATGATACCCTTCTCGATATTGTTTAGGTCCACAACGTTTTCAACAAAGCAATCACCGTACTTAGCAACGTTGCGAACAATATCCCAGATGTGCTTATCAAGACGGCACTGCTTGATGAAACGATCTACTTCGCGCTTGAGAACTTGGTTATCCGTGTTTAACTCAAACAGTTCCTGGCGAGTGTTCTCCTGGGTCGCGTCATCGGAATAGATATCAAGAGCCGCTCCAACTTCAGCCTCTTGATCCATGCGCTCATAGTCCTGGTAGCGGCTACGGCGCTGAGTTTCTACACGCGGTAGCGCATGACCGCCATTTGTTTTTCCAAAGCCCCCTGCATAATCTTCAGGGACTTCGAGAGCGGCAGACTGTGTATCACCAGCAAGAGGTGGTACGCCAGGAGGACGACCCCGCTTACTTCCTCCAAAGAACTTTTGGAAGAACGCAGAAAACCTACCGCGATAACCAACAGCGTCATCACCGTAAGAGTTAGAAGACGGAAACTCAGTAGCCCCGATATTTTCTTTTAAGTTCTCATCCATTTGTGGTAATTCTTAATATCTTCGTCCTTTGAATATCTAGTGCTGATTACAGGTAGAGCATGTGATTTGTCATCCTGTGAGTCAGATGATAAGGGCTCAGGACTTCCTCGGTAAAGTTCATCCATTGTATGAGCAGCTAAAGCGAGGCTCATTACCAGATCATCGTTGTAACCATCATCTGCTTGAACTTTCCCAGTATTTTCATTTATAATAAAAGTAAGAAGTTCATCAACTGTGCGAGAAGAATTGATTCTAATTTTTCCTTTCCTCAACTTATCTTCAAGCTCTGCCAGAACAGCCTCACGGTTTTTGTTGGTGAGCAGCATCCCAAACTCACCTTTCTGATCCATTACAAGGTTGTCATACTCAAGAATATTCCAGAGGTGCTCAATCAGAGCCAGCCCTAGCCCATTACGCTCGACCTGAACAAACGCGGTGTTGTAAGCGTAGCCTTCGCGCTTGATGATCTCCGCAAACTTGCTGAGAGGTGTGACGTTCGAATAGAACTCAGCAACCTGCTGCCCGTTGTAGAGGTTGATGATATGGAATGCTGAATGATCTCGCTCGCGCCCGTAAGAGGCATCTACAGATATTAGATAGTTGTAAAATGGTTTTGGCTCTTCCCATACGCGCATACGGTGAGTATATCGAGATGTCCAGTCCTCGGAGGTAGAGTCCTTCAACATACCAAGTGTTCTTCGATCAATGAACGTATCGCCTGTTCCCAGGAACTCACACTCATACTCCTGAAGCCACGCCTTGTCGCTCATGTTTGGGCGCGTCTCTTCGAACCACTCAGGGGTGTACCATGGGTGCTCTTGCCATTTAATATCGACGATATGGAATTTGTTCTTTCCTTTTACGGCATCGCGGTATAGTTCGTAGTAAAGATTGCTCATACCGTTTACCGTGGAGATGATACAGGCAGCACCACCAGTCGAGATCGTGGGATAGATCGCCATCCAGAACGCACGCATCTTCTCAACGAATGCAGCCTCATCTACGATGAGCAAGGACACTGATTCACCCCGACCAGCACCTGCGGGCTGAGACTTCACCTGAGAGCCTGTAGAGAGCTTCAGAACGTGTTTGTTCTTCTCCTCGACCTTGGGTCGCATCCACGATGGAAGGTCGTCATACATCGCTACAACGCGCTCTAGGAAGGCACGAGATTCGCGGTCTCCAATGGACACCACCATGACGTTCTTGTGATGCTCAAAGATTACCGTCCAAAGCGAGTATGCTGCTGCGAGAGTGGTGATTCCTGCCTGACGGAACTTCTTCACAAGAGTGAATCGGTTGTCATGAATCTCGTTCACCATTCGCTCTTGAAACGGGAATAGATCGAAAGGCATGACCCCCTTCACAGGGTGAATTACCTTTACGTAGGTGTTGATAAAATAAGCAGGACTTTCTGCACATTTATCAAGCTCTTGTATGATTTCGTCTCTAGTCACGCTATTATATAGCATGAATCGCTACGCAATCATCGCTACTCGGTACACAGAAGCAGAATGTAATGATAAAAGTTTAAACGTAGGCCAGCTAAATGCTGACCTTACGCGAATGGGTTGGGATGTACGATTTATGCGAGACTGTAGCTCAATCTTTCAAGCCTATCATAAGGCGGTAACCGAGATCAAGCCCGATGATGAGGATCAGGTTATTTTATGCCACGACGATATCGAAATACTTACGAAAGACTCGGCGTTCAATAAGATTATCGACAGTCATTTAAAAAAGAAACGTGTGGGCTTTGTCGGAATTGCTGGCAGCGCAGGACTGCAAAGAAAGCGCAACTGGACAGCCTCCCTGCAACGTTACATGGGCGGGGGTATGGTATCTCACGGAAAGTCCGTAGAGCAGATGGATTTAACCTGCTTCTACGGCAACGGAGGAGTGATAAACCAAGCTGTAGTTCTTGATGGCGTTTTTCTAGCCACTACAGGCAAAGTCTTAGATAGAATTCAGCTTAAAATGCCTAAAGGGTTCTCAGGGGGATGGCACTGGTATGACGCTAGTTACACACTTCAGGCGCATTTACTAGGGTTTAATAATTTCATAGTACCTATTCATCTGAGACATGAATCTCCAGGGAATTACGATTCATCATTCCACAGAGACTCAGAAGTTTTTCATGAGCTATTTAAAAAGCACCTTCCGGCTGTCATAAGGAAGTTCTAGTATAACTTTCTTTTCAAAATATTTTTCGTTATAATTATTCATGAAAAGTTGAAACTCGTCCGAAGTTTCTTTGCTGAAAAAGAATGTTGTAACGTCACTGACATCTGTAAGATATTTGATCGCCTCTTCTTAC